AGGTGCGGCACATGGTGACAAACAAGCTGATCGAGGAGACGGAGAACCCGGACCCGCGTATTCGCCTGCGGGCCATGGAGCTGCTGGGCAAGATCACCGACGTGGGTCTGTTCACGGACCGCAGCGAAGTGACGGTTACGCACCAGACGACGGACGACATCCGGGAGAAGCTGCGCGAGAAGCTCAACGCCCTGAAAAACGTAACTCCTGCAGACCCGGAGCCCGGGATAGAAGACGCGGAGATCATCGACGATGAGTAGCCCAACTACTCAATTCACGCAGGAAGAAATAGACCTGCTGCTGGACAACGTGGACAACTTAGACGAGCAAGAGCTGGCTGAGCTGGACAAGCTCGTGGGGGACCTGTCGGAGCGACAGCGGCTCCAGAAACTGCGTGAAGATCTGATCGCCTTCTGCTGCCACATGCAGGCTGACTATAAGGTCGGGGCCCACCATAAGAAGTTAGCAGGACTCCTCGAGGATATTGAGGCGAGGCGAAAAGACCGTATATGTGTCTCCGTGCCGCCCAGACACGGTAAATCCCAGATGGTTTCCATCTATTATGCGGCGTGGTACCTCGGGAGGAACCCATCCCACAAGGTCATGTTGGTCTCGCACACCACTGATCTGGCGGTGGATTTTGGCCGTAAAGTGCGAAATCTTATCAATACAGACGACTTCCGCGAAGTCTTTCCGACCGTGGCGTTGGCCTCGGATTCGAAGTCCGCCGGCCGCTGGAATACAACCGCAGGTGGTGAGTTCTTCGCATGTGGCGTTGGGTCCGCGCTTGCTGGTCGTGGTGCCCACATGCTGCTGATTGACGACCCACATTCCGAGCAAGACGTGCTGAATGGCAACTACGGGGTATTCGACAAAGCATACGAGTGGTTTGCTTACGGCGCCAGAACGCGCCTAATGCCGGGTGGGGCCGTGGCCGTCGTACACACGAGATGGCATCAGCTGGACATGATCGGGCGTCTGATCGACGACATGACAAAGAACGCAGGTTCAGACCAGTACGAGGTCTTCGAGTTCCCTGCGATTATGCAGATCCCGAAGTTTGATGCCGACGGCAACGAGACTACGGTCGAGAAGGCCCTGTGGCCGGAGTTCTTTGACTTGCCGGCGCTACATCGCACCAAGGCCAGTATGCCTGTGTTTCAGTGGAACGCGCAGTACCAGCAGACGCCCACTGCAGAAGAAGCTGCGATCGTGAAGCGGGAGTGGTGGCGCATCTGGACCAAGGAGGACCCGCCCGAGTGTGACTACATTATCATGTCCCTCGACGCGGCGGCCGAGACAAACAACCGTGCCGACTATACGTCGATCACGACGTGGGGCGTGTTCTTCAACGAAGAAGAGGACATGCACAATATCATCCTGCTCAATGCCATCAAGCAGCGGCTCGAATTTCCAGAGCTCAAGCGGCTCGCCGCGGAAGAATATGAGACATGGGACCCTGATTCCTTTATTGTGGAGAAGAAGTCCGCCGGTGTGGCCCTGTATCAGGAGATGCGCCGATCTGGCGTGCCAGTGCAGGAATACACACCGCACCGCGGGAGCGGGGACAAGATGGCCCGCCTGAACTCCGTGGCCGATATCATTGCCTCTGGCATCTGCTGGGTGCCGACGCGGCGCTGGGCCGAGGAAGTAATCGAGGAGATCGCAGGCTTCCCGTTTATGGCAAATGACGACCATGTGGACAGCACGGTAATGGCACTTATGAGATTCCGCCAAGGGGGTTTCTTGCGCTTACCGACAGATGAAGAAGACGAAGAGTTGCCTTGGCGACGCAAAGTCGACTATTACTAGACGAAATCATGCTAGGAGCACACTATGGCTATCGAAAAACCGCTGGAACCGTTCTCCGTCGAGGAAATGGAAGAGATGTTCGGCGACAATGACCCCGACGCACTCGAGGTCGAGATCGAAGTGGCGGAAGAATCTGACGACGGTAGCATCATGGTTGACATGGATGACATCGACCAAGTCCTTGCTGGAGAAGCGATCGAGCACGATGCCAACCTCGCCGATTATATTGACGAATCAACCCTCGGATCAATGGCCAGTGAGCTGGTCGCGTCGTTTGACTCCGACAGGCAGTCGCGGTCTGACTGGGCCACGGCCTATGTTAAGGGTCTTGACTTGCTCGGGATGAAGATCGAGGAGCGCACCCAGCCATGGGAAGGTGCGTCCGGTGTGTTCCACCCGATGTTGACCGAGGCCGTCGTGCGGTTCCAAGCACAGGCCATGGGCGAGTTGTTCCCTGCCTCGGGTCCCGTACGTACAAAGATTATCGGTCAGTTGACCCCCGAGAAGACTGAGCAGGCGCAGCGCGTACAGCAGGAGTTAAACTACCAGCTGACTGACCACATGCCCGAGTACCGCGAAGAGATGGAGCAGATGCTGTTCCGCCTGCCGCTGGCAGGCTCTTCGTTCAAGAAGGTCTACTATGACCCGTTGCTGGAGCGCGCCGTGTCTGCGTTTGTGCCTGCGGAGGATTTTGTGGTGGCCTATGGCGTGTCTGATCTGATGACGTGCGAGCGGTACACGCACATTATGAAGAAGACGCCGATCGAGATCATGAAGCTGCAAGGTGGCGGCTTTTATCGCGACGTCGATTTGCCTGAACCCACAGCAGATTTCTCGGATATCCAAGAGAAATACGACGAGATGAATGGTGAAGAGGCTGTCATTGACGACGATGATCGGCACACCATCCTCGAGATGCACGTCACGATGAACATGCCCGAGGAATATGACGATCCGGAAGGTATCCCGCGCCCGTATGTAGTGACAATCGACAAATCCTCCCGTGAAATCCTCGCGATCCGCCGGAATTGGTACGATGACGACCGCCGCAAGCTGAAGCGCATGCACTTCGTGCATTACCGCTACCTGCCGGGTATGGGCTTCTATGGCACTGGCCTGATCCACATGATCGGTGGCCTTGCCAAGTCTGCGACATCTATTATGCGGCAGCTTATTGATGCCGGTACACTTTCTAACTTGCCTGCGGGCCTCAAAGCGCGTGGCATGCGGATCAAAGGCGATGGGACCCCCCTGCAGCCGGGCGAGTGGCGTGACGTGGACGTCTCAGGCGGCACACTGCGCGAGTCGCTATTCCCGCTCCCATACAAAGAACCGTCGGGTGTGCTGTATCAGCTACTCGGGAATGTGGTCGAAGAAGGCCGTCGCATCGGCTCCGTGGCTGACGTCCAAGTGGGCAATATGAACCCGGAAGCGCCCGTGGGCACCACGCTCGCACTGCTAGAGCGGTCCATGAAGGTGATGACGGGCGTCCAAGCACGCCTCCATGCGTCACTGAAGAAAGAGCTTCGGCTCATCGCGGCGATCATCCACGACTATATGGAGCCAGAGTACGACTATCAGATCGAGGGTGAGTTCAGCCGGACAGACGACTTCAACAAGAGCGTCGACATTGTGCCGGTGTCCGACCCGAACGCCGCGACAATGGCGCAGCGTGTGGTACAGTACCAAGCAGCACTGCAGCTGGCCCAGCAGGCGCCACACCTGTACGACCTCGGCAAGCTACACCGTCAGATGCTCGAGGTCCTTGGTATCCAAGACGCCGACGAGATCATCAAACTGCCAGAGGACATCAAGGCCAAAGACCCCGTTACCGAGAACATGGCGATGCTCAAGCAAGAACCGGTCAAAGTATTCTCGTATCAGGACCACGAGGCGCATATCGCGGTCCACATGGCAGCCGCACAGGACCCGAAAATTCAGCAGATGGTCGGGCAATCCCCGTTTGCCGGCGCGATTCAAGCGGCGCTGTCGTCCCACGTGACAGAACACGTAGCGATGCAGTATCGCGTGGATATCCAGAAACAGCTGGGTGTTGAGATGCCTGATCCGGAAGCGTCGCTCCCAGAGGATCTCGAACGTGAGGTGTCGCGTCTGGCCGCCGCCGCCGCCGACAAGCTCCTGCAGAAGAACCAGACGGAAGCAGCAGAGCAGGAAGCGCAGAAGCAGGCACAAGACCCGCTGACGCAGATCCAGCGCGCAGAGCTCGAGTTGAAGTCCCGCGAGGTCGCGTTGAAAGAGGCGCAGGCCAAGCACGACGCACTCATGGACGTCGAGAAGCTCAAGCTGGACGAGAAGATCAAGACGGCCAACGTGGCAGTACAGTCCGAGCGGATCGAGTCAGAAGATCGCCGCGCCGGGGCAAATCTAGGGGTCAAGATCGCCACAGATATGCGGGGCGAGGCGAACGAAATGCGCGCCAAAGGGGCCGAAATGGGCCTTGCGGTTGCCAAGGATATTATTGCGAGCGCCGATAAGGGCGAGGGAGAAGCAGAATGAACCCACTAGATGCACTGAGGTCCCGCATGAACGACTATAAGGAGTCCCTTGCGGACTACCTTATGTCTGGTGGTCCGAAAGACTATGAGGCGTATGTAAAGGTGGTCGCAAAGGTTGAGGCCGTCGAAGCACTGCTCGAGGATATTTCTGAAATCGAACAGAGGTATATTGAGGATTGAGATAGCACCACATAGAGTGGTGTAGCCGGGTGGTCCGGCGACGGCTACAACGAGCCGAGATCGTTGCATGAGGTGAACTATGTACGAACCCAGTGAAATGGACGACGCGACACGTCTTAAACTCCCCAAACCGGTAGGCTACCACCTTCTCGTCACGACGCTTGACGTCAGAGAGAAGACCGACGGCGGAGTATACATGCCAGACAGCATCAAAGATGCCGAATCCACAGCATCTATTATTGGATTGGTTGTCGCTGTTGGGGGCGAAGCCTACTCCGACCCTGTAAAGTTCCCATCCGGGCCTTGGTGCAAGGAAGGCGACTTCGTGATTTTCCGGTCATATTCCGGGACACGATTCAAGATTGGCGGGAAAGAGTTCCGTCTGGTCAATGACGACACAGTTGAAGCGGTGGTTGATGACCCCCGCGGATTTGCAAGGGTGTAAGCTATGAAGATGACAAAAGGCGAATACCGCGTAGGTATCACATTCAACCCGTCAGGTGACGGCATGGTCGGCCAGATCAAGCAGGCCGCGGCTGACTTGATCGACTTGATCGAGATGATCCCACTCCAAGAAATGGACAGCGCCTACGGCGAGATGCACGGCAATGAGATCGCTCGCCTCAAAGCGCTCGCACAAACGGACATCGAGACTGCTGCAATGCACGCAGTCAAGGCCGCAACCAAGAGGGTTCCAGAATGAATACGAAAACCATGCAGGACACCGATCAGGTTGATGGAGACCAGATCGAGGAAGATGAATCAGGCGAGTTCGAGATCGAAATCGTCGACGACGTAGCGGAAGACGACAAACCGCGCCGTGCGGAACCGGCCAAGGAAGAGGACATCCCAGACGAGGGTGATCTTGAGGGCTACAGCGAAGCGGTGCAGAAACGCATCAAGAAGCTGACGTTTGAGGCCAAGGAGGCGGCACGCCAACAGGCAGCCGCTGCACGTGAGCGGGACGAGGCGACAAACTACGCCAAGTCGATCTACGAGCAGAACAAGAAGCTCCAAGAGCAGTTGACACAGGGCCAAGGCGCCGTGGTAGAACAGGCCAAGGGGCGCGTCGAGAGCGAGCTTAACAGTGCGAAGGCTGCATACCGCTCTGCCTACGAGTTGGGAGATGCAGATAAGATCGTGGACGCTCAGTCCAAGATGATCGAACTGCAGGGTCGCCTGTCCCAGCTGCAAAACTACCGCCCGGCACCGCGCGCGCAGGAAGAGCCTGCACCGCAACCCAAGCCTCAGCCGACGGTCAAGCTCGACGAACGCCAGACTGAGTGGATGAACAACAACAAGTGGTACGGCAATAACAGTGAGATGACGGGTTTCGCGCTCGGCGTCCATGAACGGCTCGTACGCAACGGTGTTGATCCGAACAGTAAAACGTACTACACTGAGATTGACTCCGCTGTACGTAAGCGGTTTGCAGACGAATTTTCCGATGGTGCAGGTGAAGAGGTCACACCGACTCCCCGGAAAGCGGCTAACGTGGTGGCCCCGGCAGGACGTTCTGCCCCCTCACCACGCCGTATTAAGTTGACCTCGACACAGGCCGCTCTCGCCAAGCGGTTGGGCCTCAAACCCGAACAATATGCGGCGCAACTCATGAAGGATGCTAAAAATGGCTGATCGTACACCCCGGACCGCTGAGACTCGCGATGCAACATCGCGCAAAAAAACGTGGACGCGTCCATCGGCCTTGCCGACCCCCGAAGCCCGTGAGGGAGTAAAATTCCGCTGGATTCGGACGGCCCTGCTTGGTGCATCGGACAACCCCAATGTATCGACTCGCTTCCGTGAGGGATACACGCCGGTCAAAGCATCCGACTACCCCGAGATGCAGCTCGTCTCTGACATGGACTCCCGTTTTAAGGGGAACATCGAGGTTGGCGGTCTTCTTCTCTGTGCAATTTCTGACGATATCGCAGAGTCTCGTATTGAGGCTCAGCTGGGTGATGCCAGTCGCGCAATGGATGCGGTTGACAACAACTACATGCGAAATTCGGACCCACGTATGCCCGTTCTAAAACCGGAACGGTCTTCGCGCACTTCGTTTGGCAAGTAAGCATGGTGCTTCTTGCTGTAACTTTCGCCTTCTAGGAGATTTGAAATGGCTACAGCTGCTTCTCCCTACGGCCTCCGCCCGATCAATTTGATCGGCGGTACTCCGTTCGCTGGCTCTACCCGCGCGATTAAGATCGCATCCGGGTACGCGGCCAATATCTTTAACGGTGACATCGTTCAGGTTCATACTGACGGTACAATCACCAAAGTCACGGACGTCGGCACCAACGCTGATCCGTTCGCAGCCGGCACGGTTGGCGTTTTTGTGGGCTGTGCCTACACTGACCCGACATACGGCTTTACGACACGCAATTACTGGCCGACTGGTACAGTAGCGGCTGACGCCATTGCGTATGTCGTAGATGACCCGAACACACTGTTTCAGGTCCAAGCCGATGCACCTGTTGCCCAAGCGCTGCTGCACACCAACATGGGTGTGAACCAGACCGCCGGCAACACAGCGACAGGTAACTCTAAAGTTGCTCTGGACGTTGCGACATCGGCCGCCACCGCCACGATCGCCTTCAAGGTCGTTGGTTTTGTTGAAAGCACCACCTCGACTGTCGGTGACGCGTTTACGGATGTGATTGTTAAATTCAATCCTTCATCCCATGCGTACACTGCCGGCCTTGGCGTGGCATAAGGAGTATCCGGAATGGCTATCTCACGCGCACAGCTCCTGAAAGAGCTCCTCCCCGGCCTCAATGCCTTGTTTGGCCTTGAGTACGACAAGTACGAGAACGAGCACGCTGAAATCTATGAGACGGAAACGTCCGAGCGTTCGTTCGAAGAAGAGACCAAACTGTCGGGCTTCGGCGCGGCACCGGTCAAAAACGAAGGTCAGGCATTGTCGTATGACAACGCGCAGGAATCTTTCACTGCACGTTATACACACGAGACTGTTGCAATGGGTTTCTCGATCACCGAGGAAGCGATGGAGGACAATCTTTACGATTCTCTCTCCGCGCGCTACACCAAAGCACTGGCCCGCGCCATGGCGTACACAAAGCAGGTCAAGGCAGCCCAGCTGCTGAACACAGGCTTTGACACGTTCACTGGCGGCGACGGCGTTACATTGTTCAACACTGCGCACCCAACCGTGCAAGGTGTGACAAACCGTAACCGCCCCGCAGTTGATGCCGACCTGAACGAAACCTCGCTCGAGCAGGCTGTGATTGACATCGCAGCGTTCACTGACGAGCGTGGCCTGCTGATCGCGGCTCGCCCGCGCAAGCTGATCGTTCCACCTGCGTTGATGTTCGTGGCGACACGCCTGCTGCAGACAGAGCTCCGCGTTGGCACTGCCGACAACGACCTGAACGCACTGAAGTCCAATGGGTCCATCCCAGAAGGCTACCGCGTCAACCACTACCTGACGGACACTGATGCTTGGTTCCTTGGTACGGACGTGCCAAACGGGTACAAGCACTTTGTGCGCTCGCCAATGGCAACATCCATGGACGGCGATTTCGACACAGGTAACACTCGCTACAAAGCGCGGGAACGTTACAGCTTCGGGGTGTCTGATCCGCTCGGCATGTATGCCTCACCCGGCGTATAAGCCTTATTTATAAGGCGATTGTCGATAGGAAGGCCCGCCTCGGCGGGCCTTTTTCGTTGTGTAGACAGCCCCCACACAACGTGCTATCCTGCCCACATCCCTGACAGTCGCACAACGCGGCTGACCTTAACCCAGACAGGAGAATCTCATGGGAACTACGACTTTTTCGGGCCCGGTCAACTCGACCAACGGTTTCGTTGGTGATATCACTGGCGCCGCCAAACTCCCCACATACACTGTTGCTACTGCACCTTCGGCTGCCACTGCCGGCGCGGGCACAGTCATCTACGTCTCTAACGGCCTTGCAGGCGCGCCCACGGTCGCAGTATCTGACGGCACTGACTGGATCTCTGCGGCTGGTACAGCCATTGCAGATGCGTGAGGTGAACCATGACAATTAAATGGACACCTGCTGACGCAGATGAGCTCGAGCGGCGCAAGCCCAAGCCCACGAAGACCTCGAAGAAACCATCTATCAAGAAGGGATAACCCATGTACGCATCTGATGTACGCGCAAAACGCGTTACGGGTACGGGGGCGACGTCTATGGGACGTGCGCGCCTCGGTGCGTTGATCGCCACGGTTGGGGCAGGCGCTGGACGCCTTACACTGACTGACGGCGACGGTGGCCCGACGATCGTAGATATGGATTTTGCGGCGTCTGACACGCACCACATTACGTTGCCCGGTGATGGCCTGCTGTTCTCCAGCGACCCTCATGTTTCTGCAGCAGCAAATGTGACGGCGGCAACGCTCTTTTTCGTCTGAGGAGTTGCTATGAACGACCCACTTCCACTCATTGATGCAATCATGCAGTACCTCATCGTGCCCGCGGTGGTGTGGTTGTGGATGTTACATAAGACTCAGGGGGTCCAGAGCACAGATATTGCTGTCCTGCGGGCGGAGGCCAACGCGCGTGATGTTGCCCGCAAGGAAGAGCGCGAAGCAACGGCAGCGCAACTCGACCAGATTTTGACCATGCTACAGACGATAAACGGTCGGATCGACGGCGTAATGGTAAAGGGCAAAGACCGATGAAACGCGAGTTCACAAGCTACAAGACGGTCCCGACCTCAATTTGGGATTGGTCGTCATTCAGCCCCCGCGAGATGGCCTGCAAAGGCACCGGCAAGCTGATTATCGACACTGAGGCCATGAGTAAATTGCAGCACCTGCGCAGTGTGCTGGGTAAACCTATGCTCATTACATCGGCGTATCGTAGCCCTGAACACAACAAACGTGTCGGTGGCGCAAAGCGGTCTAAACATCTCGAGGGTATAGCGTTTGACGTCCGGATGGACAACCACGACCCTCACACATTTGAAGCAGCTGCCCGTGCTGCTGGATTCACAGGCTTTGGGTACTACCCGAAGTCAGGTTTTATGCACATTGACACTGGGCCAGAGCGCAGTTGGGGTACACCGTGGCCACTGAGTGCCATCGCGCTGCCAACTGAGCCACCTGTCCAGCCTGAGACAATCAAGGAAGACACCGAGGCGCAAGCTGCGGCAGGTGCTGGTGTTGCCGGCGCGTTGGCCGTGGGCGCGGACTACCTACCTATCTTGGGGAAGTTGGCTCCCACTGCGCAGCTTGTGGCCGTCGTGGTGGCCGCTGTGTTTATCGGCTACCTCCTCTGGAAGCGGACACGGTAGTGTGGTTCCGCGTAAAGTCATATCTCGCCGCGCTTGGTCTTTTTTTGGCGGGTATCACCTTGGTGTACTCGAAAGGGAAATCAGACGCGCGCGACGCGGCATCGCGGAAGCGTTTACAGGACGAGGTGGATGCACATGATCGGATCACGGATGCGGACACTGGCGGCGGTGCCACTGATGCTGAGCGCATTAAGCGGTTGCAACATCTCGGTCAGCAGTGGGACCGCGATAGATAGGATACAGCCCGACGCGGCCACGCACGCGCGCGCCTTGGCCGGAGACGATGTAGCGTACATGCGAGAGACAGGGCTGACATTGCTGGCCCGCCTCGGAGCATACGCAGGATGGAGTAAATAGAATGGCAGAGTCCAAAAAAGACCCACGCCTCGCGCGTGCCGGCGTATCAGGCTTCAACAAGCCAAAGCGTACGCCGAACCACCCCAAGAAGTCTCATGTCGTCGTTGCCAAAGAGGGCGACAAGGTGAAGACGATCCGCTTTGGGGAGCAGGGTGCGAGCACTGCAGGTAAACCCAAAGCCGGTGAATCTGACAAGATGAAGAAAAAACGCGCGAGTTTTAAGTCCCGTCATGGTAAGAACATTGCTAAAGGCAAGATGTCTGCGGCGTACTGGGCAGATAAAGCAAAGTGGTGAACTGACATGGCAATCTCACGTGCGCAGATACGCACCCAACTGAAAGGTGGAACGATGAAGAAGACTAAGAAAAAGGCTAGCGGTGGCAAGCTACTAAGTATGCTGAGCCCCGCCTATGCGCTGAACAAAAGCCTAAAGTCCGGCAAAGCCGAAGGCATTCTGGGCATGGGCGCACTTGGTGCACTCTACAACGCCACGCGAAAGAAAAAGAAGGGTGACGTTGAGACCTCAGAGATGGACGATCGGCCGAAGTCCAACATGGCGGCGAAGAGCTCCGCGGCGAAGCCGATGAAAAAAGGCGGTCGCGTCCGCGGCGATGGCATCTGCCAGCGCGGCAAGACTAAAGGACGTATGCGCTGATGCCGCTGACCCCCAAGGGCAAAAAGGTCAAAGCCGCGATGCGGAAGCAGTACGGCAAAGACAAGGGCGAACGCGTGTTCTACGCCACCGAGAATAAAGGCTCGGTGCGCGGCCTCGCGAAAAAGCGCAAGCCGACGAGAAAGAAGTGATGGCCAAGAAGCCTACCAAATCGCGCGTCAACGAGGCCGGCAACTACACCAAGCCGACCATGCGGAAAAGCCTGTTCAGTTCGATCAAGTCTGGCGGCAAAGGCGGCAAGCCGGGGCAATGGAGCGCGCGCAAGGCACAAATGCTGGCCAAGCAATACAAGGCCAAGGGCGGAGGCTACAAATGAAGAAGCCTCAGAAAAGCCTAAAGAAATGGACCAAGGAATCTTGGGGCACAAAATCCGGCAAGCCATCCACCCAAGGACCCAAGGCCACGGGCGAGCGGTACCTACCGAAAAAAGCGCGTGAGTCTTTGAGCGATAAAGAGTATGCTGCCACCACACGGGCCAAGCGGGCCGGTACGAAAAAGGGCAAACAGCACGTCGCGCAGCCCAAGAAGATCGCCAAGAAGACGGCGAAGCACAGGAAGTAAGCCATGGCCGTTGTCGTACCAGACCTATCCGAGATTTTCGAAGAGGCCTTCGAGCGCGCTGGCCTCGAGATGCGGTCGGGCTACGACCTGAAGACTGTGCGACGCAGCCTGAACATGCTGACGTTGGAGTGGCAGAACCGCGGCCTGAACCTTTTTACGATCGAGTCGGGCATCGCTCCGCTTACTGCGGGCACCGCGGTCTATACCCTGCCCACGGATACGATCGACATCATCGAGCACCAGCTGCGCACCGGCACAGGTACCAACCAGATTGATACCGCACTGCAGCGGATCAGCGTCTCCACATACGCCCAGCAGACCAACAAAAACACACAGGGGCGTCCTACTCAGATCTACGTGGATCGTGGCGTCAGCGACGTGAAATTCACCGTGTGGCCTGTGCCTGACAGCGCTTACTCGGTTGCCTATTATCGGCTCAAAGGCATTGACGGCCTTGAGTCTGGCATCGCGGGCAGCGCAGCCATCCCGCCGCGGTTTATCCCGGCGCTCGTGTCGGGGTTGGCGTTCCACATCGCGATGAAGAGGCCCGAGGCCGCCATGCGCGCACCGGCACTCCGCGACGAATATAACGCACAATTTCAGCTGGCCGCTGACGAAGACTCGGACCGCGCGTCAAGCCACTTCACGCCATTTCGGGGGTATGTATGACGTACTCTGCAGGTAAACGGGCGTTCGGTTTTTGCGACCGTACTGGGTTCCGCTACCCGCTCGAGGATCTTGTCTGGGAAGTGCGGGACGGGCAGAAGACCGGTATGCGTGTCGGTAAGGACGTGGTAGACCCAGACCACCCACAGAACTTCTTGGGTCGTGTGCGTGTTGTTGATCCGCAGTCGCTGCGTGACCCACGCCCTGACACATCTCTCGCAGAAAGCCGCGGATTATTTGGCTGGCGTCCTGTCGGAGACTCAGTAACATCCATGGTGGGCGCAGTTGGCGCTGTCACCGTAACCACAGGAGGCTGACATGGCCAAAGGTACTACGAAGAAGAAGGCTAAAGCGCCTACCACATCAACACGCCCTCGCGGCCGTCCAGTTGATTTGACGCCTAACGCCGAACGCGGTGACTCTCGTCCACCCAAGAAGAAGCCGATGCGGCCACGCGCACGCCCGGGTTCAGTTGACGTGACGCCAGAGGCGGAGCGTGGCGACTCGCGCGCACCCAAGAAGAAAATGGGCGGCGGCGCGATGAAGACGAAAAAGTACGCCGGAGGTGGCATGGCCCGCGGATGCGGTGCAGCCACCAAGGGCGGCAAATACTCGCGGAGCGGTTAAGACATGACATATGCGGAGCTTGTAGAGCTGATTCAGAACTACTGCGAAAACTCGGAAACGACTTTCGTCGCCAACATCCCCACGTTCGTACGGCAGACGGAGCAGCGCATCTATCGCACTGTGATGCTGCCGGAGTTCCGCGCCAACGCCACGGCAACCCTCGGGGCGGGGGCCCAGTATATCGCGCGCCCATCTGACTTTTTATCTGTGTTTTCTCTGGCGGTGATAAGCGCTGCCGGCGAATACACCTACCTAACAGACAAGGATGTCAACTTCATCCGTGAAGCATACCCATACCCAACCACGTCTGGGCGTCCGAAGTATTATGGTATTTTCGACGGGGATGCCACGGGGACCGAGGGCAACCTGATTATTGGCCCGAGCGCCGACGCAACGTACGAAGTTGAACTGCACTACTATCGCGACCCGGAATCTCTCGTGACTGCGGGCACAACGTGGCTCGGGACAAATGCCGACACAGCGCTTCTATATGGCGCCTTGGTGGAAGCATACACATACCTGAAGGGCGACGCCGACCTCATGAAGATGTATCTTGACCGATACAACGAAGCGCTAGCGCAACTGGGCATGATCGACGCACGGTCTAACCGCGATGACTACAGAGATGGGAAAGCTTGATGTTTACTGGCACCGCAGGGGTATCACCTGTCACCGTAATGACCGCAGACAATGGCGGGCACAGCCCCGAGCAGATCGCCGAACTGTGCGTAAACCGGCTGATATCCATAGCAGATTCCGCGCCGCCCGAGTTGGCAATGCAGGCCCGCGCGCTCCGCGAACAAATGTTGGACGTCGTAGTACAATATGTTAAGGTGGCGGCATCAGAAGACCGGAAAACGGTCGTATCACAACTGGAGCAGGCGGGCCATGCGCAGCTTGCTGCGCATATAAGGAGCCTTTAACATGGCATTTACCGGCAATTTTATGGCGACATCATTCAAGCAGCAGCTGCTTGAGGGCGCCCACGACTTCCGTCTTACCGGCGGCGACACATTCAAGCTGGCGTTGTACACCAACAGCGCGTCGTTCACTGCAGCGACAACAGCGTACACCGCTACCAACGAAGTGGGCGACTCTGGCTCGTACGCGGCAGGCGGCGGCACGTTGACACGGATCAACCCGACCACATCAGGGACCACGGCGTTTACCGACTTTGCAGATCTGTCGTTCACGTCTGCCACGATCACGGCACGCGGTGCACTGCTGTACAACTCAACGCCAACACACACGTACACCAATCCGGTTGCCACAGTGTTGGATTTCGGTGCGGATAAAACCTCGACGGATGGTACGTTCACTATTCAGTTCCCAACGGCGGACGCAACAAACGCCATCATCCGGATCGCCTAAAACATGGTCACTCTCGTAAACAGAGCCAAAGTCGCCACTGCCACGACTGGCACTGGCACGATTACCCTTGGCACTGCCGAGAGTGGCTATCAATCCTTTGCTGATGCTGGTGTGGTTGACACTGATGTGGTTCGCTACGTCATTGAAGATGGCACTGACTGGGAGATCGGCACAGGCACCTACACAACCTCTGGGACCACCCTGTCACGGACTGTCAGCGAGAGTTCCAATGCTGACGCTGCGTTGAACCTGAGTGGCTCTGCGGTGGTGTATGTCTCGGCTACTGCTGAGGATATTCCGCCTGTTCTTGAACTGTATGCTGAGAACCCGTCTAGCCCTACTGCGCCTAGTGCTACTGGCACTAATGCTGTGGCTATTGGTGATGGTGCAACAGCAAGTAATACAAGTTCAACAGCCGCAGGCGGTTTTGCAACGGCCAGCGGTGAAGCATCCTTCGCTGCGGGAAGTGATGCATTTGCAAGTGGCCGGAGAAGCACGGCAATTTCTCGCTCCTACGCCTCTGGTACAGACTCCTTTGCAGCAGCCATCGCCAACAACAGCTCTAGCTACGGCGCTACTCACGCAAACGCAGTCGTTATTGGGCCGCAGGCAAAAAGCACAAACACCAGCGCAGTAGCACTTGGAGCGCAAGCGCAAGCGGGTCAATACGCCTGTGCAATCGGTCAGGGCGCTCTTGCAGAAGGGCGCGGTAGTTTTGCTTTAGGTTCCGGCGCTAGGGCTGTACAACGTAATAAGTTTGCCTTCTCAGGGCCGTGGTTTAACACGGTTGGAGATAGACAAAGTGGCCTCTTAACTCTTGGTAGAGATACGTCAGACGCAACCCCAACAAGCATCACTTCGAGTGGTGGCGCTCCTGCTACAGATAACCAAGTCATCCTGCCAAACAACTCTGCCTACAGCTTCAGTGGTACAATCATCGCCAGACAACAAGCGTCTGCTGGCAGTGAATACGCAAGTTGGGAAATCAAAGGTGCGTTGTTGCGTGACGGCTCTGCCGCTACCACCGTGCTGGGCAACGGGATCAAGAACAAGTTGTTTGCCTCTGCTGGTGCCTCTGCCTGGGACATTGCATTGACTGCTGACACTACCAACGGTGGCTTGGCTATTACTGTCACGGGTGCAGCCACTACGAACATTCGGTGGGTAGCCACTGTGAACACAAGCGAGGTTACTTACTGATGGGTAAGATCGAACTAGATCACACAGGCGCTGGCTCTGGTGTTACGCTGTCGAGCGATGGCACTGACCTACTGCTCAATGGCACAGCTATTGGCGGTGGCGGTGGTACCGCACTTGAACTCTACGCTGAGAACCCATCTAGCCCTACTGCGCCTTCGGCTACTGGCACTAATGCTGTGGCTATTGGTACGAACTCAGGCGCAAGCGGGATTGAGTCTGTTTCCATTGGTGGTAATAGCAATGTATCTGGCGATTACTCCATCGCACTTGGCAATAGTAATGACGTAACAGCTTCGTTTGCTGGTGCAATAGGATTAGGTGCTGATGCCACAGGTAATTACGCTTTTGCACTAGGCGCGGCTTCATTTGCGTCTGGCTTACAATCGGTTGCCATTGGCCGAGATACTGACGCAACAAGTTCTGGTGCTTTGGCTATTGGGTATCAGGCACAGGCCAGAACTGGATCAAACGCAACAGCCATTTCACGTTCTTACGCCTCTGGCACCGACAGCTTCGCAGCAGCTATCGCCAACAACACTTCTACCTATGGCGCTACTGGTTCTAACTCTGTGGCGATTGGAAACCAAGGCAAAGCTACCGCATTTGGTGCTGTTAGTCTTGGAAGAAACACTCAGGCAACAGCTAATTACTCATTAGCTTCCGGCTTATTTACTGTTGCGTCTGCTTCCTATGGTGTGGCTCTTGGCTACGAAGCAACAACTTATACGCAAACATCAATAGCGTTTTCGGCGGGTAGTTTCAGTGGCATTGCAGGGCAGCACCAAGGGCGTATATTTGCTTTCCGTCAACGCACCACAGATGCCACACCTAAAGTGTTGGTTACTGATGGTGGTTCAAGCGGAAGCACGAATGACCAAATTATCCTCCCCAACAATTCTGCCTACGCCTTCCACGGCACTATCGTAGCCCGCCAGCAAGCCTCTACAGGCACAGCATGTGCAGCATGGAAGATCGAAGGGTTGATCCGTAGGGAAGGTTCGGCAGGCACGACTGTGCTGGTCAACAGCGCCACGACTGTCCTCGACAACACACCTGCTTGGGGCATGGCTCTCAGCGCAGACACGACCAATGGTGGCCTCAAGATCGAAGCCACTGGCGCAGCAGCTACAAATATTGCTTGGAGCGCCACAATCAACACGTCCGAAGTGACGTACTAAAAGGAGGCCAACATGGCTATTGAACTGAACCTTGAGACTTCCCAGTATGGTACCCCTTTTGCTGGTGCCTACTTTCGCATTGCCACCGCAGCTATCAGCCGTATGCGTGAGGGTGGACCCAAGTTCACCGTGATGATTGATGTCGCAGGATACGCCACTGGCACACCTGATGATGACACACGGGAAGTAGACTTCCGCCGCTACCACGCTGACTTGGCTGAGGTTGAAGCAACCGCTGGTGATAACTTTCTCGACAAGTGCTACGCTTGGGTGATGACGCAGGAAGACATGAATGGGAGCGTTGCGGTATAATGAGTATTGTCATCGACTACACCAAGGGTTTCTTTGAGCCTTCGCCTGCTGGTGAAACAGTCGGTGACATCACCTCAAGCACCCTCGACCTGTCCACTGGCAACGTGTTCTCTGATGCACCTGCTACAAGCCCAACGTACGTCTTCAGCAATCCGCCTGCTTCTGGCACTGCTTACGGCTTCACGCTCAAGGTAACACCCTCTGCGACGGTGACTGTGACTTGGCCTGCCTCGGTTGACTGGGCTGGTGGAACGGCCCCTGACGCCCCTGCTAGTGGCGCTACGAATGTCTACTCGTTCTACACGCAGGATGGTGGGACAACGTATTATGGCTTCCTCGCTGGTGGAGCGATGGCATGACGATTGCTAGACTGATGCAACAGGCGGCTGCTGGCTCTGCTGGTGCTGGACCTGAGCCTTCCGGCTGGATCGACCCTGATTTGGCTAATGCGAGTTACGATAGTGTCAGCTTCAGTGTGGCGGGGCAGGACGGTGTTCCAATGGGGGTATTTTTCAAGCCAGATGGAACGAAGCTATATGTCACGGGCGAGGGTTCCGATAGCGTTTATGAGTATGATGCAAGCACCGCTTGGGATGTATCTTCGGCATCGTATGTGCAATCTTTTAGTGTCAGTGGGCAAGACGCTAGCCCTCAAGGTTTGTTCTTTCACCCCGATGGGACGACGATGTATGTTGTCGGCATTACAAACGACAGCATTTACGAATATGCACTCAGCACAGCTTGGGACATAAGCACGGCTAGTCTCTCAAACACCCTTGATATTTCGACTGAGGACACTGCTCCAAGAGGGTTGTTTTTTAGTGCTGATGGCAGTCGTCTGTATGTCGCTGGCGATGCTGGGAATGACATAAAACAATACAGTCTCAGCACTGCTTGGGATACTAGCACAGCGTCTTACGTACAAAACTTTAGCGTTTCTTCACAAGACGCAAACATCCAAGACGTATTTTTGAGCCCTGATGGGACAAAGATGTTTGTTGTCGGGCTGCAAAACGACTCTGTATATCAGTATTCTTTGTCAACAGCCTTTGACTTGTCTACTGCGAGTTATGACAGCGTTAGCTTTAGTGTGGCTTCACAAGACGGAGCGCCAACGGCCCTTACGTTTAAGTCAGACGGTTCTAAAATGTATGCGTTAGGGATAGCCACCGACACCATCTACCAATACTCCACAGCCGCAGCTGCTCCCTCAGAATGGACCGACCCTGATCTGGCTAATGCGAGTTATGATAGTGTTAGCTTTAGTGTGGCGGGGGAAGAGACTGCTCCAAACGCTATGTTCTTTGGTTCTGTTGGAACTAAACTTTACGTTACGGGGTCATCTGGTGATGATGTAAATGAATATGATTTAAGCTCTGCTTGGGATGTTTCGTCTGCTTCGTATGTGCAGAATTTTAGTGTATCTACTCAAGATACAGCCCCAACGGGTTTATTTTTTAAGGATGACGGCTCCAAGATGTATGTTGTTGGTGCATCCGGTGACGCTGTTAACGAATATGATTTGAGTTCCGCTTGGGACATATCTACTGCATCTTACAGTCAAAACTTTAGTGTATCTGCTCAGGACACAATCCCAAGAGATTTGTTTTTTAAGCCCGATGGACTGGAAATGTATATTGTTGGTCTTTCTGGGGTTGACATAAATCAATATACATTAAGCGCCGCTTGGGACATATCTACTGCATCTTACAGTCAAAACTTTAGCGTTTCTGCACAGGAGGCAACACCAACTTCTTTGTTTTTATCTCCGAATGGAGACAAGTTATTTTTGTTGGGTATTAGTGGTGATGATGTAAATGAGTATAACCTAAGCACGGCTTGGGACATTTCATCTGCATCCTATGTTCAGAATTTTAGTGTATCTGCGCAAGAAACAGCCCCAACAGGTATATTTTTCAAATCGGACGGCTCCAAGATGTATATCGTTGGCTCTGGCTCAGACACCATCTACCAATACTCAACCGCATAGGAGATACCATGCTACTCGTAAAAACATCAAACGGACAGGTAGAGCAATTCCCTTACACGCTCGGAGACCTTCGCCGTAACAACCCGCAGACCAGCTTCCCGAAGAAGATCGGTGATGCAATCCTCGCCAGTTACGGCATTTACCATGTGATGCCTGAGGCCCAACCTGAGTACGATAATCTTGTACAAAGTCTTGTGCGTGACCCTGAACCTCACAACAACGAGACAGCGGTAAACGAGGACACAGGCGAGACTTACAAGACTGGTCGCTGGGTGATTGGCTACACTGTTGAGAGCAAGCCGCAAGATCAGGCAGAAGATGCTGTCCGCAACAAGCGTGACCGCCTACTGCAACAAACCGACTGGATGGCCCTAAGCGACAACACGATGACACCAGCTTGGGCATCGTATCGCCAATCGCTTCGTGATATAACTGCGCAAGAAG